CATTGCGCATGGGCGAAAATATTTTTTCATTTGTGGCTATATGGAGAGCATACCACAACAGCAACTACGCTGAAATTACAAATGAATATGCTCAATAAAACGATCGTAAACAGATGGGAGGAATAATATTATTTGACGATTAATCAAGAAAATATTATCAAAGAGATTTCAAAAAAAGAAGATATAGATATAGTGACAGTCCGAAAAGTTTTCAAATCGGCAGAGGGTATTATTTTCGACTATTTATCTTCTACTACTCCCACTGATAAAACAGTGGTTAAATTATTGGACGGATTGAGTTTGGAATGTAAATATGTTCCATCACAAGAAATTCATAGATATGAAGATATTCAATGTGATGAAAAAATTTGGGTAAAGCCAAAAATCACACGACATTATAACAGAAAACTCAATGGTTATTTTGAAAATTAGTTAAAAAGGAGAAATCTTAGTTTCTTATGAATATCTGAGAGTATCTCGATAGAAATACAGTTATGATTAGTTTGGCGACTAATTGGTATATAATCGGCGGTTGCACTGATTCTTCCCTTTTCGCTACAGTGCTTCCGTTGATTAAAAATATAACAATGCGGATTAGAGAAGTAGTTAACTCGCTTGGCTCATAACCAAGAGAACATTGGTGCAAATCCAATATCCGCTATTTGATGCGTTTTATGACGCATCATAAATTTTACAATGTTATTGTTACGATTATGTGGCTTGACACAGATAGTATATCGTGAGGTATATAAAGATAGATTTACACCCTATCGCTATAGAAATATAGTCAATTCAAGCAAAACTGACATACCAGTAACTCAAAAGGTTGCGTTTCGCAATTGAGTCTATGCGGAAATAGTATGTATTATAAGGAGCGATAAAGTGATTTAGGGGCGACCGCTGAGAATTACTTTTTGACCGCAAATCAGATAGCTCATGCAAACTTATATGCATATAATGGTGAATCAGGAGGATAAATAGTGCGAGAAATTATTAATCGAGTGCATTATCCATTTATATGAGTATATTACTTATATGAACGTTTAGTAGGGATTATAACTGAAAGACATGAAGGTGTGATGTATTTTTGTTCTCAAAAGGAATGAAAGCGTCTGGTGTAGCACATCTTCTGTAACTTGGACTTAAACTTGTTGTAAAGTAGAATAATATTATCGGGAATGGTGGAATGCCGTTTACGTTTAAAAGGTAAAAGAATATTTATATACTTAGATATTACATACAAAGCGAAAGTCTACACCTCTACATGGTGAAAACAACCTAATTCCATAGTACTTATAAGAGTATAATATGGACATTAATAAGTCTCGCAAGACTTTGAGATGTTTGATCGAGTTTGCACAGTTCTCTTAGCGGAGATTTATAGCACGGCGGTGTTAATGGAATAATAAAATCAGAGTAGTCATGTAGTAAAAGAGAAATGCCACTCTTTCAAAAAGGCGGTTGTGGAAGTTTACTATATATGCGTAAGGTATATAGTGGATACGGAAAGAACTCATAATGTTCTAAAAGAACTTCTGTATAAATGTGTAATCTCAGCATTTATAATAATAATAATGATATATAGCTCAATTGGTTAGAGCGATTGTTTCCGTATGGATTTGGTAGATTTAGGTTCAAAGCCTAATATATCAATTAAGCCAGGAATAATCAAACTCTCTTAAAATACTGGCGATAGGGGACGTTGTGAGATGTCCCCTTAAATGAGTTAGAAAGTAGGTAAATTATGTATGTAGAAAAAGATGAAATACCTTATATGCATGATAATGAAAATAAAATCAAAGATAAAATTTTGACAATTCTCTCACATGAAGAATTCACTTTAGCTACAACAAAACATCTTTTTGATAGAATTATTCAAGAAATTAATGAGAATAATAAAATTAATTTATAAATTTTCAGATTGTTCTTTTCTTCTTTGATCATTAAGTTCAGAAATTTCGTTGAATGCTTCTGTATATGCTTCCATATACTTTTTAATGAATGTTTTTACTTGAAGCGGTTGAGAACTAACAGAAGCACTTCTTTTAGCTACATAATCAGCTAATTCTTTAATTTGATTAAGATCTAAAGTTGTATTTCTCATTTGTATACCTCCAATGTATTTTTCTTACAATTATACAACTTATGATGCGATTATTCAATATTTGATTATAAAAATCCAACAATGAGTGTCGATTATTACGTTATTCGACTAATAAAATACGTATTAATAGTATGTTTGATATATCATAAAAATACATCACCGCTACTACTCATGGCGGTTGGATAAAATTAGTACAGGTGGCAGAGTCAGGTTTAATGCGGATGCCTTGAAAGCATTTGATGGATAAAACCATCCGTGGGTTCAAATCCTACCCTGTACGTTACTCTCCTACTTGGAGAAATAAATGAAAAGGACGTGAATTGTTATAAAAGCAATTAGTAAAAAAGAAATGGAATTCCTTATGAAGAAAGGTTTTAAGTTCCATAAAGACATTTTTAAGACATATAGTGGTAAGAATAAATACTACTATAGAGAATGTAATGCTATTAATAAGGCATTAGATGATTACCATAATGGATTAAATGTTGTGGAATATAAATGACAGAAAAGAAAGACAAAATATATAGGAAAGGTGGTAAGTTACCATCGGAAAGAAAAAGCATGAAGTAAACATTGAAATTATAGGTGGCAATGCGGAAGGAGTTACTGGTAGCTGTACTAGAATAAAAACTTCTAATAATTGTTATCTTTTTGAATGTGGGATGATTCAAGGTGAACACACTGTATTAGAAAATTATAAAGCTAATATGAAATATATTCAAAAAATACGTCCACAAGAATTACAATATATTATTATCGGACATGTTCATCAAGATCATATAGGGATGATTCCGACATTATATGCTCGTGGGAAATGTAATGCGAAAATTATTGTTCCAAAAGGATCTATTTCTATTTTAAAAGAAATGTGGCTTGATAGTAGTTTTATAAATTGTCGTGATGTTGAAGTCATAAATTTGAAAAATGATAGAAATTATGAACCATTTTATACAGAAGATGTGGTATATAAAACCCTTGAGTATATTGAAGAAATTGATTCTGATAAAATAGTTTCTTTATCTGATGAATTAGCCATTCGATATACAGATGCAGGTCATATATTGTTATCAAAACAATGTGAAGTGTATATAAATGGTGGTTCTCGTACAAGAAAAATATTATTTTCTAGTGACTTAGGAAATATTTCTACACAAGACACAAGAGTTTTTGTTGAAAATTTTAAACCTGTTACATCGGCAAATATTGCAATTATGGAATGTACATATGCAAGTAAAGAAAGACAATGTACAAAAGAAACATATAAAAAAGATGTCACAAAAATAAAATCAGTTGTTGAACAATATTGTATTGATAATAATAGTCGTGTTTTAATTCCATCATTTTCTCTTGATAGAACACCATATATCTTGTGGATTTTATACTCATTATTTGGCAAAGATGAAAATTTTAAAATACCAATTCTAATTGACAGTCCGTTAGCCAATAGACTTTTAGATTGTTATTCTTCTATTTTAGATGGAGAGAAAAAAGAATTATTTGATGAAATAATGTCATGGAATAATATTAAAAGAGTTATTCAACCAGAATCCAGTAAAGCTGCTATTGCAGATAAAGGCGCAAAAATTATTTTAAGTAGTTCTGGAATGTTAACAGCAGGACGGTCTGTAAAATGGACACAAAGTATTTTACCAAATGAAAATGACTGTATATTATTTATGGGTTACTCAGGCGAAAATACGTTAGCTTGGAAGATAAAATATGGGAAAGACCATAAAACAATTAATATTAATGGTAAACCTTATAAAAACAAAGCACAAATTTACGATTTGAAATCGTTCTCAAGTCATATGCAAAGAAATGAGATGCTAAATTATTACAAATCTATTAATTGCGAGAAGATTTATTTAGTTCATAGTGATTCAAATAAAATAGAATTTAAACATGACTTAGAAAATGCAATTGCAGATTGCTTAAAATCTACAAAAGTTGTTGCCGTTAATAGCGGAACAAAAATTTCATTATAAAAATATTATGAAAATCGAGGTGTCTATTATTAAAACAAAACCTATTTTCAATAGTTTTCTTGCAAAGCAATTATTACATTGTGGAAATCCAATAGTTGATTTGCAGAAAAATCATAAATTAAGAAATGCAACAGTTTTCTTCTTTGAAGAAACGGAAAAGTTTATACAAGATTTAAAAAATTTGACTGCTGAGTAATCGGCAGTCTTTTTATATTCACTAATAATACAATGAAAGGACAAGGTGATGATTATGGCAAAAGAATACGTACCTCTAGTACCATATTTATATAATGTTGGAGATGTTGTAAATGGATTGGAAATAATCAATCAGACATATGCTTTGGATACTCATGGATGGAAAAGTAAAGCGTATTATGTAAAATGCACAAAATGTGGATACGAATATGACACACCAAAAAGAGAAGGAAATTTAAAAAAATATGGATGTATTGTATGTACTGGAAAGAAAGTTGTTCCAGGAATAAATGATATAGCTACTACTGCTCCTTGGATGGTAAAATATTTTGAAAATCCAGAAGACGCGACAAAATATACATATAGTAGTAATAAAAAAATAAATATGATATGTCCTTATTGTGGAAAAGATAAGAAAAAACTTACTCCAAATACATTATATCGAAAAGGATTTGGTTGTGCTTATTGTGGGGATGGTATTTCATATCCTGAAAAATTTATTAGAAATTTATTAGATGAATTAAATATAGACTATATTTTTCAGTTAAGTAAGAAAGATTTCAATTGGTGCGAAAATTATAGATATGATTTTTATATTCCATCTAAAAATATAATAATTGAAACGCATGGGAGACAACACTATGAAGATGCATTTTCGTCAAATTTTATTGAACAAGAAAGAATTGATTTAATAAAAAAAGAATCTGCATTAAATAATGGAATTAAACAATATATTCAATTAGATTGTAGAGAATCTAATAAACAATGGATTATTGATTCTATTATTAATTCTAATTTAGACGAAATATTAGAATTTAATTATAAAGATATTGATTGGAATAAAATTGAATATAATTCATTAAATTCAATATTGCTTGAATCATGTATACTTTGGGAACAAAATGAACGATTGACAACATATGATATTGGTAAAATGCTTCATATCAATGGGGACACTATACATAAATATTTAATTAAAGGATCAGAAATCGGAATTTGTAATTATAGCTCAGAATTAGGAAAATACAGAAGAGGATTAAAATCTGCAAAAAATATATCAATGGTATGTTCAAAAAAAATTTTTTACGATAATAAAATATATGACAGTATATCATCTTTTGCAAATTCAATAAATAAAAGTCATTCCGTAGTTGGAAGATGGATAGGTGGAAATGTGTTACCAAGAAATCATAATGATAGAAAATTTTTATCAGCACATTATGCGACAAATAATGAATTAGAAAAATATTCAAATTATAGTGCGTAAATATAAAATAGAAAGAGGGTTATTATTATAGAAGTTTTAGATATTGCTTTACCTCAAAATTTAGAAAATATGTCATTACCATCACCAGAACTGGTAAATTATTATAGATTAGCTGAAAATAGAATTTTTTATATTGATTATGAAATTGATGAATCAGTATTAGAAGTTCAAAAAGCAATCATTTATTATAATATTATTGATAAAGATATTCCTGTTTCTGAAAGAAAACCAATTATTATTCTTTTAGATACTCCTGGTGGATTACTTGTAGAAACATTTTCATTGGCTCAAACAATGGTAATGTCAAAAACAAAAGTGATTACAGTAAATATTGGTACTGCTTATTCTGGCGGTGCATTACTTTTACTTGCAGGACACGAAAAATATACTCTAAAATATTCAAAAGCTATGATTCATTCTGGAAGTACATCTGGTGGAGGCGGCACATTTGAGCAAAATGAGGCGGCACAAAAGATTTATAAACAACAGATTGATGATATGGCAGAGTTCATCTTAGAAAGATCAACTATTGACGCTAAAGTTTTTAAGAGAAATAAAGCAAAAGATTGGTATTTTAGTTCAGAAGAACAAGTAAAATATGGACTTGCAGATAGAATTATTAAAAGTTTAGACGAAATTATCTAGGAAGAGTGGTTATCACTACTATTCTATTTTTATGCAAATATATAGATTCAAGGAGAAGAAAACATGATCAAGATTAACGAAATTAAAAGTAAAACCACCCCACGTAAGAAGAATATTCAGCTTAAAAATATTTCATTACATGACCTAAATCTTATTGATACAGATACAGGTGAAAACATTACTCAAGAAGTCATTGATGCCTTACCAGAAGGAATAGAAACAATTGACTTCAATATTAGTGTAGAACTTCCAGAAGAATAATAAGTTGGGTGGTGGATGATATAAAGTCATATAAAAGATTAGACGGAGAAACACCAGAAGAATTAATTTATAGAGTATGTGCCGATAAGGATTCTATTGGATCTTGGAATGATGTTGCTTTAATTTTAAATACATTATTAAATCAAGATTATGGTGAATCTACATACCGTAAAAAATTTCAATCATTTAATAAAATGTTAGATGCAAATAGAAAGAAATTTTCAGATTCAAGTAAACAGTTAGATGAATTGGATAAGAAAATTAAAGAATACCGTCAAGAACAGATTAAACTTCAAACTCTTAATATTGAAAGAAATCGTTTAGATAGAAGTGAATCTCGACAAGAGTTGTACTATCAGTATGTTGGAAATGTTATTAATACATTACCATTACCAGAATTTGAAGATATTGTAAGTTATGAAGACAATAATTCTCGTGAATATATTCTAAATCTCAGTGACTTGCATTACGGTGCTTCATTCGTAAGCGAAAATAATATTTATTCACCAGAAATCACAAGAGAAAGGTTATTCTATCTTACATCTTATATGATTGATTTTATCAAATCACACAAGCTACATAAATTACATGTTTTATGTACAGGTGATGTATTGCAAGGACTTATTCATTTAACTGATCTAAAAATCAACGATAGTACAGTCGTAAAATCATGTGTGGAAATTTGTAGATTGATTGCACAAATGTTAAATACATTATCCGCTTATGTACAGATTGAATATTATCATACCCCATCAGCTAATCATACACAGATACGTGCATTAGGTGCGAAAGCAAATGAGTTAATGGATGAAGATATGGAATATCTGATTGGAAATTATATTAAAGATTTATGTGCCAATAACAATCGTATTATTGTTCATCTTGCAGAAGAAGGAAAACAATATGTAGCATTTAGTATCAATGGGTATAATATTGTTGCCATGCATGGACACCAGATTAAAAACATTGAATCAGCAATTAAAGATATTTCTATGATGCGTAGAGAATTTGTAGATATTTTAATTTTAGGACATTTTCACGCAGGAAAACAAATAACTGTTGGTGAAGGATGTTGTGCAGATTGTGAAGTGCTAATTAATCCATCATTCATAGGAAGTGATCCATATTCTGATTCACTAATGAAAGGTAGCAAGGCTGCTGTGAATATATATGGTATACACGAAATTTACGGACATGATGAAACATACAAAGTAATTTTAAATTAGTATTGAACTAGATTATTTTCTAGTATAGACCAATTTATAATTGGATTAATTGATATGGAGAGTACACCGCTACTCTCCTATTTTAGTATAAATATATAGAAGAAAGAGGTTTTATAAATGACAAAAATTGAATTTGTAGATGCAGTCGCAAAAGAAACAGAATGGACAAAAAAAGATTCTGAGGAAGCTATTAATGCTGTAATTAAAGTAATTACAAATGCTTTGGTAGCAGGTGAGAAACTTTCTATTGTTGGATTTGGAACATTTGAAGTTGTTGAAAGAGCTGAGAGACAGGCTAGGAACCCACAGACAGGGGCTGCAATTATGGTTCCAGCATGTAAAGTCCCTAAATTTAAACCAGCAAAGGCACTTAAAGAACTTATTAATGCGTAATAATAAGAGGACTGATTATATGAATAAAATTCCAACTATTTGTTTTGAAGATATTTATAAATTTTGTGAAGCTATGGATTCTGAATTTAATAGACGATATTATGCATCTAAATCAGATGAATCTATAGATATTTCAATCTTTGCAAAATATGACAATGCAAGAAAAATCATTAATTTTCTTACTGACTATGATTATGAGCTTGCTAATATAAATTTTCATGATCCTGAGATTGATGGATATGAAGATGAATTTATAATTACGTTATGTGCAAGAATCAGTAATCATGATACACCTGAAATCTGGGTTGAGCCTGCTAAACGAAAAGACGGTTATCTTCTAAATGAAGCAGATGCGACTTATATTCTGGATGAATGTAGTAGCGCACTTTTACCAAAAGTAGAAACTGATAAGACTTACTTTGTTGAGTTAAAAGAAAATGTTGAGGATGATGATTTTGCAGATGACTTAGAATTAGGTAATTGTTACGATTGCTGTTGTCATCATGATTGCGTAGATTGTGATATGGATGACGAAGAATATGTAAATGTGACTCTTCCTAAAGAAGATATTGAAACTTTACATATGCTTTGTCGTATTTTCAAAGTGTAAGTTGTCTTTCTAATAGACATAGATCTCCTTTTAGGGTGCGTGGGTGTCATAGCTTACGCACTCTTTTTATATTCCATTGGATTGTTTTGATCAATGGAGAATTAATTATTGGGTGGGATGGATAATCCCTCAAAGAGTAAACGTAGGATGGTTGATACTCTCCTATCTCTGAACCTCTGTAAATATTAACTGGTTGGTCAGTTAGACCAATAAAGAGAATTACAAGCATATACTTATCTCTACCTTCAATTTTATTATTGGAGGAATTTTTAATGAAAAACGAAATCAAAATTAATGGAAATCAAAATTAATGGAACTCAAAAATTTATGGGAATGGATATTCCTGTTATAGAAGGTGGCTTTGGCGAAGATCAAAAAGTTATACTAGCAAGAACTGTAGCTGAAATTCATGGTGTAAGAATGAATGATATACAAGATTTAATCATTCAAAATTATGATGAATTTGAAATTGGTGTTGATGTTCTTGATTTGTGTGATGATAATTTCAAAACCGAAGCTATCGGTTTAGGATTTATAACCAGTAATCGACAAAAACACTGTTATCTTCTTTCGGAGCAAGGATATGTTTTACTTGTTGGATTTATGAGAACTGATAAGGCAAAAGAAATCAGAAAGAATTTAAGAAGAGAATATTTCACAATGAGACAAATCATTAATTCTGATGAACAATTAACGGCAAACTTACTATTATCAATTTACAAAGGTGGACAAGATGCTGTTGTAGCTTCTAAGAAATTATCAGAATTAGAAGTTGCCAAAGCTACAGCTCCGTTAATTCCAAAAGCAGAATATCATGATAATGTTCTTAATAAAGATGGTTTAATTACTGCAACTGTTATCGCAAAAGATTTAGGTCTTAGAAGTGCAATGAGACTAAATCAGATTATGAATAGAAATGGTATCATTTATAAAAATTCTTCTGGTACATGGTGTCCATATGCCAACTATGAATGGCTTATAAATGAAAAATATGCTGATTATCAGAGTTATGAAAACGATAATTCTGCACCTTGTTTGAAGTGGACTGAAAAGGGACGCAAATGGATTATCGAGAATTTTGATAGTTGGGCTAAGTAAGTTACATAGATATTAAAGAATATTACCCAATGTTAGTGTCATAGCTGATGTTGGGATTTTAAAAAACAGTGGAAACATCGGGAGTAGCTACCTGGTGTGAGGAAAATACCTGTACGCCTCTTCCACTGTTTTTCTAATAATTAGCTATTTGATAAATGTACAGGTGGAAAGATACAGGTAAAATAATATGGCAACAGCAAAACAAAGAAAATTTAATATTGAAGATTATGATTATTATGTACGAGAATATATAAAGAAAAGTGAAGAATTTGGGAATCCTATTCCTCATTCAAAGTTAAGAAAAGAACCATTTAATCTTCCTGATGCAAGATGGTATGTAAAGAATTGTACTAATGAATCTGTTAAAACTTGGGCTGATTTTGTTGATTGGTGTGGATTTGTAGTAAAAGGTAAGAATCCTACAAAAGAAAAAGTAATAAAATTAATATATAAATTACAAAATGAAACAAATCGTCCTTTAATGTATGATGATTTTAGAGGAAGAGGTTGTTATCATCCGTCAATTGAAATGATAAAACAATATTGGGGAACAATCAATAAAATGAAAGAAGAACTTGGACTTGAAATTGTTCAAGAAAGTATGATGGATAAACAACTTACAAAAGATGATTTTGATAAAGAAGTATATAATATAGTAAATTTTATAAGATTGGATGGAAGAAGTTTTATAACCACTAGAGAAATTAATGGAAATAAAAATTGGTCGAGTTATTGGACGTTAGAAAGAATGTGCAAGAAATATTATAGCATTGGATTAGTTCAATATTTATCCTCTTTTGATATTTCTTTTGGAAAACAAGGGAATGGATTAAATTATGATTTTGAAGATGGAGAACATGTTACGAGTCAATTTGAATATATGTTTTCCAGATATTTAAAAGAACATGGATTCAAATATCAAATAGATTATTTTAGAGATGTAAAATATTCTAAATTTATTGACGAATATAATGGAAATATGAATTGTGACTATGTAATACATATTAATGATAAAATTATTTATATAGAGATCGCAGGAATCATTGCAGATTATAAAATGTGGTATTACAAAAATAAAGTCATTTCTTATAGCAAATCTAAAGAACAGTATAGAATCAAACTATTAGAAAAAGAAACTATGTTAAAAAATGAAAATCTCCATTATTATATATTATTTCCATGTGATTTAACAAATAATAATTTTCAAAATATATTATTCAATGATAATTTGGATTTAAAAAATAAAATTGAATCATTTTATAAAAATAATATTGATTGGAATAAAGTTAGAAGTATTGGAGAATTGGATTATTCTCAAAATGTAATTAGAGATTTTAAAAAATATAGTAAAAACCTAAAAGAAGCGATTTAGTTATTGTAAATCTGCTTCTTTTATTATGCAAAAATTTATGAAAGGAAGTGAGATTATTGGATGGTAAAATTGCAGATAGATCTGTTGAAATAACAGATGAAGAATGGCAAATAGTAAATGAATTTAATAGAGAAATGGTTGAGGATTACCTTGATAATCAAGCTGACCTTTCTGTAAAAACCTTACCAGCGTACAAATCAGGATTAAGGATTTTCTTTACTTGGGTTAAAACCAACCTCAATGACAAGAATTTTACTGATATTAAAAAGAAAGAATTTCAAAAATATCTTAATTGGCTAACCAAACGAGGCTTTTCTGATTCTGGCATTAAATTTAAAAAATCTGCTGTAAGTACATTTTGTAATTATGTAATGATGATGTATGAAGAAGAATATCCTACATTTCGTAATTTTACAATTGGGCTTAAAGTAGTACAAACTGGATATGTTCACGAAAAAGTTCCTCTTACACCAGATGAATATATTAATTTATGTCAAGAGCTTGAGAAACGAGAAGAATGGCAAATGTTAGCATATCTTACATTTTCTTATAGTACAGGATGTAGACGTGCAGAAGCTAGACAATTACTCAAGGAAGTTATTGATTATTCTGCAAATGAAAAGAAAATCAAAGTTCTTGATGAAGATGGACATGAGTATGAAACTATTTCAAAACAGTATTTGACTCACACTATTCGTTGCAAAGGAGCATCTCTTGTAGGTAAACCACGTAAACTTAAATTCGGTGATGATGCAATGCAATGGTTGAAAAAATGGATTGAAGTGCGTGGTGAAGATGACTGTCCTTATATGTTTGTAATTAAATCTAAAGATGGAAAAGAAGTTAGACAAGTGAGTGAAAGCACTTTTAATAATTGGTGTCAAGGATTATTTACACAAATTGTTGGACGTAGGGTGCATCCTCACCTATTCAGGGAGTCAAGAGCTACAAACCTTGTTGTGTTTCAGCATAAAGCACCAGAGGTAGCTCAGAAATTACTAGGACATAATCAAGTCACTACAACTTTAGATCATTATATTATTCGTAATGATGAAAATGATGAGTCTGATGAAGCATTTACTGATTGATGTAAAATAACCCCCCACCTCAAAGCCCGTAGTGTAGACCAAACACACCTATATGGAAACAAGCGCACGACATCGGACTGTCAAATCGCTTCGGGCAAATACCTATCTTTCTATATATTTTTCTTGCTTCATATTTACTCTTCAAAGAGACATAACTTTTTCATATGATCTCTTCTCCTGAAAGGGCAGTTCACTACTGCCCTATCTTAAAGCAAACTTGTCCTTTACAATATTTTCCAATTGTGATAATGTAAAAATATCAAAAATTGGAGGTGTTGTATATGGAGTTCAACAGAAAGACACAAACTGTCAAATCATTTGCACGAGATATGAAAAATAAGAAATACAATATGTCTCATAAACTACAGCGAAAAGAAGGACAATGGAAAAATTATGAGCAGAGCTTATTGATTGACTCAATGCTTCGCAACTATCCTGTTGATCCGATTCGTTCAGAAGAAAAAGAAGATAAAATCAGATATGTATTTGACGGTGTTCAGCGTAGTACAACTATCAGAGATTTTTTAACTGATGGCTTTAAATTAAGTCAAAAGCTGAAACCAGTAACAATTGAGGGCACTGTATATGACATTGCAGGAAAGAAATTCTCACAGTTGGATGAAGTTGTCCAGGATAAAATCAATGATTATGAAATGATACAGTATATCTTTTCTGATTGTACAGATGAGGATATTCGTGAAATGTTCCGTAGACAGAATGGTGGCAAACCATTATCAAACACTCAGAAAAGAAAGTCATTAGAGAGTGATGAAGTTAGTGCAATTATCTTTGATGTTGCGAATCATCCATTCTTTGCAAAAGCATTATCGCCAACACAGTTGAAGAAAG